AGGTACATCTGCTGGCGAAGAAAATCAGAATGCATATTCAAATTTAATTGGTGATTCCGGTAGTGCTGCAGCAGATGTAAAATTAGATACAATTATATTTACAGGTGCGAATGGTATCATAACCACTGTTTCTGATGTTACTGATGATGATACAGTCACTATCGATGCAGACGGCGCGAATGGCGTATTAGTCACTACAGATGGTATTAATGTTTTATCTGGTAATACACAATTAGTTTCTAATACATCTGGTCTTTGGTTAAATGCTGGTGCAGTTAAAATATCAGAATTTGATAATGATGTCAACTTTAGTTCAACAGTTGGTACAGTAACTGAAGTAACTGGTGGAAATGGATTAACAGTAACAAATGGTACAACAACGCCTGATTTGAATGTTTTATCTGGTAATACACAATTAGTTTCTAATACATCTGGTCTTTGGTTAAATGCTGGTGCAGTTAAAATATCAGAATTTGATAATGATGTCAACTTTAGTTCAACAGTTGGTACGGTTACAAGTATAGGTATTACTTCAGGAAACCTTATTGATGTTAGCGATAGTCCTGTAACAGACTCAGGTAATATAACAGTTGATGTAGATTTATCAGAATTAACAACATCAACTAGTGATGCTGATGGTGATTTTTTTGCTGTCGTAGACGCAAGTAATGTTCAAAGAAAACTTACGAAGGCTAATATAAATTTATCGGGATTTAATAATGATGCTTCATTCAGTTCAACAGTTGGTACAGTAACTGAAGTAACTGGTGGAAATGGATTAACAGTAACAAATGGTACAACAACGCCTGATTTGAATGTTGGTCAAGGTAATGGTATATTTGTAACCGCAGATAATATCAATGTTCAGGTAGGTAACAATCAACTAATCGCAAATACTACTGGTCTATGGGTAAATAATGCGGCCATAACAGATATTTCAAGAAGTTCAATATCCGTTACCGATAGTGGAGGAGATGGCTCTTTAACATATATAGAATCAACCGGCGTAATTACATATACTGGACCTAGTGCGGTAGAAGTCAGAGCTCATTTTAGTGCTGGTGAAGGCATCGATCTTGCTGCGGGAGTAATTTCTGGAGAAGATGCTACTACATCAAACAAAGGTATTGCTAGTTTTGATAGTAATCATTTTACAGTTACTACCGGCGCTGTAAGTATTGTGGCCGATTCGATTGATGACACGCTTATAGACTTTGGTACTGGTACCAATCAAGTTAATACGGATGATTTACCAGAAGGTTCTACAAAACTTTATTACACAAATGCGAGAGTGGATTCACATTTATCTGGTACAAGTGGCGTTAATTATAGTTCTGGTAATATCACAGCTGTGGGTGCTAACGGTATATTAGTAACTACAGATGGAATTAATGTTGAAACTGGTAATACACAATTGATTGCTAATACAACAGGTTTATGGTTGAACGCAGGTGTAGTAAACATTTCAGAGTTTGTTAATGATGCAAACTATTCAACTACTGTTGGTACTGTAACTTCTGTTACAGGCGGTAATGGTCTTACAGGTTCTATCACAAGTTCTGGTTCTTTAGATGTTGGTGCCGGTGATGGTATAACAGTCGTTACTGATTCTGTTTCTGTAAACAGTGCTAATGGCATTCTTGTAACAACAGATGGTGTTAATGTACAGCCAGGACATAATAAACTTACGTCAAACACAACAGGTCTCTGGATAGAATCAGGAAACATTAATACTTCTGAACTTAATAATGATGCCAATTTTGTTGATTATACGAGCACTCCTCTTGATAATCAAATAGCTGTTTTCACCGACACAAATACGATAGAAGGTGACGCTAACTTTACTTGGACTGGTACCGCATTAGGTGTAACAGGTCAGTTTAATATTGATAATGTTCGTATTGACGGAAATGTTCTTTTTACAACGAATGCCGATGGTGATTTAACAATTACACCCGATGGCAAGGGTTATGTTCAGTTCAGTGGTAATTCAATTATACTGCCAACAGGTGTTACTGCAAATAGACCCCAAAATGCTGGAGATGGCCAATTATCTGGTTCATTAAGATTTAATACAACAGATAATATTATAGAATGGTACAATGGTAGCGGATGGATACAACCCGGAGAAGCAGGCGGCCAACCAAATCAAAATGCATATGGTGTTTTATCAGGCGATAGTGGTACAGCCACAGCTGATTCTGATACAGATGAAATAATATTCACAGGCGCCAACGGTATTTCCACATCAGTTTCTGATACTGGTGGTAATGATACGGTCACTATTGACGCAGATGGTGCAAATGGCATATTAGTCACTACTGAAGGTATCAATGTACAAACTGGTAATACTCAGTTAGTTTCCAATACATCTGGTTTATGGTTAAATGCTGGCGCAGTCAATATATCAGAATTTGTAAATGATGCCAACTTTAGTTCAACTGTTGGCACAGTAACAAGTACAAGTGGTGCTGCCAATCGCGTAGCTGTATTTTCAGCTTCAGATAATGTAAATGGTGATGCGAATTTTATATGGTTAGATCAAAGATTAACAATTACTGGAAACACATCAGTTTCTTATCTAGAATTAACAAATGGTATTGTTGCAAACGGTTCTCTCGGAACAACCGATCAAGTATTAACTGCTAATAGTACTGGCGGTGCTTTTTGGAAAGTGGCACCAGGTTCTGATCAAATAAATATAGATGGCGGTCGAGCAGATTCTGATTTCTCTGTTCCACCAGCAATTACAATAGACGGAGGCACTGCGGTGTAATGGCTACACAAATACAATTGAGAAGAGATACAGCTGACAATTGGACCAGCAATAATACTACTCTAGCAATAGGAGAAGCTGGTTTTGAAACCGATGCACTTAAAATAAAAGTCGGTGATGGTAGTACCGCTTGGACTAGTTTAAGTTATTTAGGAGGTTATGGAGGTATACCTGGTTCACCTGGAATGGTTTTCTTTAATGTAAATGATGATTTGGGTGCTAATGCTAATTTAACCTTTCAAACTTCAACAAATACACTTTCAGTAAATGGTAATATACAGATCACAAACACAGCTGTAGCTACACCATATAATATTGGATCAATTACAGATGATTTGACGATAAATTTCAATAACGGAAATCATCAATACTTCACTTTTAGTAATACCGTTGCGAATAAAACAATAACATTTTTAGTGCCAACAAATACAAAAAATGGTTTAATAGGATCTATTCGTATTAAAAAAGATGTGAGTCCAGCAAACGCAACTTTCGTTTTCGCGAAAGAATGGTACTTTTCCGGAGGAGATGTACCAGATATTAACGGTTCTTTGACATTTGAACAATCTGGTTATTTAGATTATTATGTTCATACTTCTGGAGAAATAAGAGCATCCTTTTCTGGTCCATTTGCTAACACAACTAACTTATGATGAATTTAAACTAAACTCCATATAGTTTTTGTATAAACCTTGTTCAAGTGCTGATGCTTCTATCTCCCATGGAAGTTTATTATAAGGTATATTTGTACAATCCTTATCATACCACATCAGTCTATGGCTTCCACGATATAGTTCACGAAGTTCGCCTCTTGCATATTGCTTCAGGTGAACAGCTTCGTGGCATATCGTCATAATGAAGTTTTTTTCATCCATTTCTTTATGGATTTCAATTGTGAATTCACGAGGTCTTATGTTCGTGTCTTCCCATGTACAAGAACCGTATAAATCGTCTGGTTTATGTAAGTAAACGTCGCAATGAATGTTATGAAACAATTTATTGGATAAAAGGGAGTAACAGGTAGCAGCTAACACATTACGCGTTAGTTCTTTCTGTTTCCTGGTACCTCCCTTCAATTCAATGTTCATTAACTCAACACTTCGCCACTAACACTTTCTGTCTCTAATTCAGATGCATTATCGAGCTCGGATTGTTTCAATCTTTCAACCTCAGCTTTAATTGTACTATACAAAATACCAACATCCGACAATTCTTCGCCGCGAAAAACACCACGTTGACTTGAAACATTAATTAGATTTAATACTGCTACTAGATCCTGCACATCCATTTTTTTCACCTATGCGATTAATTTAGAAAAATCTTTCTTTAAAGATTTACCGATACTGGTATTATCAAATACAGGAATATCATCTTCTTCTTCAGTTTCTTGTTCCACATCGTACAATCTCATTTTCGGCCTATCGACACCGACTATAAATCTACGATAAGTGGCTGGATCATTGTATCTATTCTTTAGCTGTTTGACCATAATTTGATTCATTTCATCCATCTCGTCATTTGATATCAATGCCAACATAAAATCAGCAGTTGCTGGTAAACCAAATGATTCTGAAGTATCTTCAAGACCTGGGTCTGAATTTACATAACCACTTCTATTTAATTGCGTTGCTGTCACGACAGGTAAATTCTTTTCGACGGCAAGACCACGAAGTTCTTCTGCGATTGCTTTGATATATGTATACGAATTAATAGATCCCGTCATTTTCATTCGCGTTGAACCACAGATGTTTAGATAATCAATATACACAATATCTGGTGTGAAATTCTTTTTCAATATCAATTCGTTCATTAGATATCTAAAGTTACCTGAATGAGCTGAAGCAGTCGGATATTCTTTCACTACAAGTTTACCATCAGCCTTTGATTGTATATCATTGATACGAGTACTAAACATTTTCTTTGACATATCTTTAATTTGGTCAAGCGGTACATTAAGTAGATTCGCGTCAATGCGTTCTGAAATTCTTTCTTCAGCCATTTCAAGTGTTATGTATAAAACATTCTTACCATTCTTAATGTTTGATGCAGCCATATGGCACATTGCAAGTGTTTTACCAACGCCAGTGCCTGCCAGTATCACATTCAATGTTTTATTTGGTAGACCGCCACCAGTTATTAAATTCATATACTCAAGGTCAAATGATACTCTATCTTCTACTTTCTGATAGAAATCAAAACGACTCTCGGCATCTTCAAAGTAATCATGACCAACACGATCATCAAAGCTTACAGCCAATGCATCCGAAAGTATGTTAGGTATACTACCCTTCTCTTTCTTTTTATCTTTACCATCAATGATGTTAATTGATTGCATGATTGCATTGTATATGGCTTTCTCTTGACAAAACTTTTCTGTCGTGTCAATTAACCAATCAATATTTTCGTTTATTTCTCCAAGATTCTGTACATATTCTGTAGATGTTTTGTGTAGTCCTTCGTTAATTCCGTCTTCATCAATTTCAAGTGTTAGTGTATTTTTATCGGGTAAAGTGTTATACTTGGATATAAAATCCGAGATTTTAGAAAACAAGTATTTTTCAGTGGCGTCTGTGAAATACTCATTTTGTAAAAAAGGAAGAACCCGCCTAGAATATTCCTCATTTCGTGTCAGATTTTCCAGTATTATCTTCTCTATCATCTTTTGACTCCATATAATCAATTGAATCTTGTATCATATCAACAAGAATGTCGCCAAGTAAAGTTTGAAATTCGGCCTGTTCTTCTTCGTTATAAAGTTTTACATCAAAATCTTCTGGATCATGCACCTTGTAATCAAAATGAAGATAACCACTTTCATTCTCATCCTCATCAAACTTTACTTCACCATAGGAATACATTATATCATTCCACTGCTCAATTGTCAACCGAATTTTAGCTGTCTCTGCACCCTTCGTTTCAAGATTTAAAATAGAATATTTTTCTTTTATGTTATCTTGCACAATTCAACTCCTGCTTCTATAAACATGGCTTGTGAATGCGTGAACGATTCTGTCCATCTAACATCTTCTGATGAAGTCTTGTATTGGCATATCACGCGGCGAATGCCTACCTGTATAATACCTTTAGCACATTCGGTACAAGGTGGTAGTCCATAAACATAAAGCGTAGCGTCTTTTAATGATACGCCTGTATAAACTGCGCCGAAAATACAATTCAATTCAGCATGAATGATATATTTAGATTTAATATAACTATCACTCATTCTTTGTGGATCATCACGAATCCATTTAGGAAATCCGTTGTAGCCAGTAGACAGAACACGCTTGTCTACTGGATCAACAGCAACAGCGCCTATCTTTCTTCTCGGATCTTTACTCCAAGTAGAAACACCTTCAGCTAGTTTTATGAATCTAAGATCCCATTTATTCATCATCGTTTAATATATTACCCATTGATACGCAATACTTCTTCTCAATAAAATCTTTGAAATCTGTATCTTTAAATATATTTACCCAAAACTCCATACTAGATTCAATTTGCGAAGCTCTCATATTTGGCTCAACAACCTCACCAGTTTCTCTATCGACACGAGCATACCAACCCTGTTTTGGTTTTGTTACATAACCACCTTCAAGAGCAACATCCAATAAACCAGAATAACGATTGATACCGCCTTGAAATGATATTGTAATGGGTATCTTAGACTTTTCTCTTACATATCGCGACTTTTCTATATTGATAATAAAGTGATGTCCTTGTAGTTCTTTGCCGTCTTTATCTTGCTGACGACCAACAATCCATATATTATCGGAGGAATAGTATGCGCCAGTACCACCAGACACAACATCTTTACTAAACATTTCTTGTGTTTTATAAGTATGATTAACAGCAATCATCGCGATATCTTTCAATGTGAGATGTGGTGTTATCATACGAAACAAAGATTTCAATTGTTTTGCGCGAGTCATATCAGCCACAGACTTACCATCTAATGCATCATCTACTTCTTTCTTTGAAGCAATATTACCAATAGAATCAATAATAATCATTATTTGATCTTCGCGTGTAATATCACCTAGTTGTTTCATAATATCAAATTTCAATTCTTCGATATTTGTTATAGGTGTATGAACAACAGAATCAATATCAATATTAAAAGATTCAAAATAAGATTGTGGTGTACCAAATTCAGTGTCATAAAACAAAACAACACCTTCTGGATATTTCTTTAAAAAGGAAGATACTAAAAGAAGTGAAAATCCAGTCTTAAAATGTTTAGAAGGACCAGCAATCGTGGTCAACCCTGGTGTAAGTCCACCATCAATAGTACCGGACAATGCAACATTAATCATTGGTACCACCGTGGGTATCAGGTCTCCTCGGCCGTATATTTTACTATCTGCTAGTGTAGAAGTAAATTTAACTGTAGAGTTTTTTATCAATCGTTCTTTAAGATTCACGTATTTCCTCCAGTATAAACATTACGCAATTGATCGCTAAATTCTTCAATCTTTTGAATTCTTTGGGTTCCTGGCCAGTACAGATAGTCTTTCTCAGGAGATGCGCTCAAGTTGTTCAAGAGTGGCTGCACCATGGTATAAACGGCATCCAATCTATCTTGCACTGTACCAAGTTCTTGTGTTGTTGCTTGCACAACAGTTGATGCAGCCTGAACTGCTTCAAGTTCATCTTCATCGACAAGGCTAAATCCGAAGTCGAATGTATTAGGATCCATCATTACTATTTCCTCTTTGGTTTCTTGCTTTCAAAGTAGCACTCATTTTTGCTTTAGTCGCAGCTGAATGTTTTTTACCTTAAAAATTGTGATATATGACACACGAAAGATAATTATTCATTCTTTTCCATTGCACGATGCCAATATATATAAATGATTTTCTTTTCGTCCACATCTTCCTCAAGTTCCTTACCTTTATACTTATACCAAACAATTTCTGCAATTTCTCTATCTGTCATTTTTTACCCTTCAATTGTTGTGCCATTTGTTTCAATACAGTAGCAGTGTTTCGGTTTTTCTTCGAAAGACCAATATTTGCTGCCAATAATAAAAGTACAGCGAGTGGATCAAATGCAAATATTATGATAAGAATAATCCACCTGACACTTTCTTCTAAAACAGATTGTGGTGCCTCATTTCCATAAAAAAGTTCTGCGATATATTTTATTGGACCAATTTCTGCTTCTAATCCTACCCGTTCTTTTTTGAGAACACTTTTACGAAGACGCAATTCTTGAACAACCATTATATCATTTTCTATAGCATTTGTCAAGGCCTTTCTGTCCGGTTCTTGTAATTTTCTTATCGCAACCGAACCTTCACGACCTCTTATTCTTCGTGCGTCTATGAGTGTTTGTATTATATCATCAAGTTGTTTTATGACTTTTTCTTTATCAAAAATACTTCGTTGTTTGTTTTCAATTTGATTGTTAAAAATACTTATTTCAATATCATTGTTTGAAGTAGACAATGTTTGGTCTATGTGAGCTTTAGAAAGAAACCCGAAAATGCCAAGAGATGTTATGAACATAAGAACGAAGATGGCGGTGAGAAGATAGGATTTTAATATTCTTGACGTATGATCCCAGTTGTGATAAAGCCAGGAGACAGAGACTAATTTGCCAATTTCTAGAGATGTGGCCATTATAGCTACAGGAATAACCGAAGCTGCAAAAATTGTTGTAAGGCCTGTGATACTATAATAGGCTGCAACAGCAGAAATACCTATTGCTGTTATAAGAGCAATATAGTTAATCACTTATCATTTCTTTATGAATTTCTTTAACAGTTGGAGGATACATGGCGTATTCCATTACATGGATCATTTCTTCTAATTGTTCTACGGTTTCCTGCATATACACGGGTTCTTGTGCAATAATTTCGCCAGTATCCATTCCAGAATCAACGTAATGTACCGTGACGCCTGTGACCTTCGCATTATAGTTGAAAGCATCTTTAATTGCGTTCTTACCTTTAAATGCTGGTAAGAGTGAAGGGTGTATATTCACAATTTTTTTAGACCATTTATTCACAAATGTTGGTGTTAGTATTCTCATAAATCCTGCAAGAACAATTAACTTGATATTATGTTCTTCACATTTTTTATCTACCATTCTTTCAAAGTTTCTCAATAATGGAGTTTCTTCCACATAAGTAGGAATGCCCGAATTTCTTGCTCTAATAAGTCCGTATGCATCTGCCTTGTTAGAAGCCACAAAGGTAATGGGCAAGTTATACTCTAGCAATGCTTGAAGATTTGTACCATTTCCACTAATAAAAACTGCTATGCTCATTTCTCCAATACTCCTAACACCTGACAGTCTGGAATGTTCTGCTGTATTGAACACAAACTTTTTTCGTCTATGATAATAACCATTCCCCAACCACAGTTGAAAATAGATTCAAACTCTTCTTTGTTGGTCATATCACATTCACGATAGACCTTTTGCCAAAACTCGTTGTATTCAAAATCAAGTTTGTATTTGAGTCGTTCTGGCACGACTCTATCTATATTATGTCGTAGACCTCCGCCAGTAATATGAGCTGCGGCATGAATAGACCAATAGTTTTCCATAATCTCTTTTACATATATTCTCGTGGGCTCAAGAAGTTCGGGTGACGGTATCATATATTTACGCAATAAAGAAAATCCATTACTATGTGGACCACTGCTCGGAATACCCACGAGCAAATGACCTTCATTTATCATATGTGATTTTGGTAGACCTTCTGTTGATGTAAATGAGCTACGTCTTTGTAATGTACCTATTGCAAACCCAGCAAGGTCAAATCTATTACCAAAGTACATTCCGGGTAGTTCTGCTGTTTCTCCGCCTACTAGTTGAATGCCAGCGAATTCGCAGCCGCGTTTAATACCTTTAATTATCTCTTTACTTTTATCCAAGTCAAGTTTGCCTGTCGCATAATAGTCAAGAAAAGCAACTGGTTCTGCACCTTTACATAGAAGATCATTCACACACATGGCAACAAGGTCAATACCGATTGTATCAAATTTGTTTAACCTTTCTGCCAAGAGTATCTTTGTACCCACACCGTCAGTAGCACAAACAACGTCTTCACGGCCGAGTTTTATGACTGATGCAAAGGCCTTTTTATCTACACCAATGGAATCAATAAACTCATCGGCTTTGTCTACATCTACACCAGCGTCCATATACGCATTCATGAAAAGAAATCCTCCAATGTACTTTGTTTTTCTGTCTTCCAACCAATCTTGTCACAAATGATATTGATTGGACTTAAATAAGCCTTATTAAATTGTTCATCATAGTCAACATAATCATGAAGACCAAGTTCTGATGGTAATACATTAGGAAAAGCAATCACATTTTCACCAATTGGATTTGGAACTTTAAGATATGTAAATTTTATCTTATCTTTATTACGAATAGGTTCAGAATCTTTCTTTCTATACTTGTTATATAGTATGGCACCACGAACCGCAATTGGTGTAGCCTTATCATAAGTATCACCAACGGTATACTTAGTCACCTCACTTACACCACGAGGAAAAGCCACATCTTCTGTGGGCAATGTACGGAACTGTTCACGGTTTTCTTTTACATACTCTTGTAATGTAATCTCATCTTGGTTCATAATAATATCAAGCGAGTCTTCAATCATCTTACGACATACTTGTGGTGTTGATGAACGCACCGATTCAATACCAGTAATCTTCATCTTTGGTTTCGCGTATTGCACACCTTCGTTATTGATTACGTTGGCGATATACTTCTTTTTACCGGTGAAAATAACTTTACTTGCAATCACTTCTCGTTTCATCACCATCTTCTGGTCATAAGCCGAGAGATACTTCGCAAGTTTATCAAAACACTTTTCAAGTACAGGTTCAATCGCTTCTTGTGCCATCTTATCAATAAATTGAGTACATTTCTCGGCGTTCGTGTCATCAACAAACTTATTCACAAAGTCATCAAGACACACATAAATCGAATCTGTATCAATGGCAATGATTCGATCTTTATCATCGTTCATAACCTTTTGTAGATACTTGTTCACATGCTTCTCAGCCCATTGAATCGTCAACTGACCAGATAGTGTGATTGCTTCTGCCGTGTTGTTATGGAAGAATTGAAAGTATTCATTGGCCATCGCGCCATACATCGAATTGAGCAAAATTTTAATACCCATCTGCTGATTATTCAATTGAACGCGCCGGGTCTCCAACTCTTCCAATTTCTTCAACAATTCTTCCTTTCTACTCACCATGCACCATTCTCCTGTGTTTCTTGAAATTACCCGGATCATACATTTTACCACAACATTCAGTTTACGGAAGAGCTTCCAACTCAGCTTTAAGATCTTCCATCTGCTGTTGAACGCGTAACATTTCTTTCTTAATTTCAGATCGCTCGTTATACTCCTTCTCAACAATAAATGGAAACAGACCTTTTCTTGTTGTTTTAAATGTCTGACCACCCGGTGTAATACAATGATCTGTTGGCACATCAATTTCTTTATTATTTAATAACTGATCTACATCGTGACCACCCAACATAGAGCCAATTGTTTCAGGTGACATATTGTATTGGATAATAATGTTTGGATATAGACTGTTCAAGTCAAACGACGCAACCCACTTGTGAGCACCAACATGTGGTTCTTTTACATAACCACCCTTAATCTGACCAATAGATTTACCTCTACTCATTGCAGGCATCACAATGCTATTACGATACATCACATTGTAGATATAAGTTTCCCACAACTTTGTAGTACCCATTGGCGCAGTCAGAATCGCATTTGATTTATATGCCAGAGTAAGAGCCAGACCAAGCAAATTGGTTCGTTTATCGATTTTTTCTACAAGCAATGTATCTCTTACATTGTAGTCAATAAACTTCTGGTGATTCTGTATATAAAGTTCAGCCAGTGTGCCATATTCAGAATAGTCCAGTTTCTTTTCACCAAGTGTTACATTGGCAATGTTATCGAGGCTGTAAGATTCTTGATTACCGTAAGAGTAATAACCAAAACGACGAAACAACTCAAGATAGTCAAGAGTGATAACACCACGAAAGTCTACAGAATCACCGTATTTTGATTTCATTGGTGGCATTTTAAATGGCGAGAATCGATCGGTTTCTCTATCACCAAGCATTCTACTGATACGATTTACAAGGTAAAGCATATCAAACCCCTTGACATTCCAACCAGTGATTACATCAGGAGAATTCTTTGACCAGTTATCAAGAAATAGGTGCAGAAGTTCGTTTTCGTTTTTACATCTTACATACTCCACATTCTCGCTGGGTTCATACTCACCGTAACCCCAGACATATGCAGTATCATCAAAGTTATATTTCAGAGCAATAGCCGTGACTTCTTTATCGGCTGTCTTCGGTTCAGGAAAACCCTGGTCAGACGCAACTTCGATATCAATATAAACAGTACGAATGATATTTGGATCATACATTGTACCATTTGGAAACTTCTCGGCAATGTATTGTTGTACAAAGTTACGATTACCAGAAACTTCAAAGTTTGTTGATTCATATCGCTCAATAAACTCTTGACATTCTTTCATCGTTCCAGGCTGAATCGTATCTACTTTCTTTCCAAAAAGAGTACGATATTCTGTTTTTTCTTTTGTAGGAACAAAAAGTGTTGGGCGAAAATCATCTGAAAAAGAAACTTTCTTTCCGTTTTCATAACCGGAATATAATATTTTATTCCCGTATTTCTGGACTGCGACATAAAAAGTGTTTGACATAATACCTCCGTATAACATTGGACCATTATATCACAGTCGAAGTCAAATGTCAACCCCCTTTTCCTACTTTTCTAGCAGCACTTATTTTCGCTTTAGTTTCTTCTGAATGTTTTTTACCTTTTTGAGCAGCACTTAGTTTTGTTCTAGTTTCTTCTGAAACCGTTTTACCTTTTTCAGAAGCACTTATTTTTGCTTTGTGTTCTTCTGAAAGCGTTCTACCTTTTATAGCAGCACTTATTTTTGCTTTAGTTTCTTCTGAAAGCGGTTTACCTTTTTTACCTTTTTTAGCAGCACTTATTTTAGCTTTAGTTTCTTCAGAATGTGGTCCGCGTTTTTTACCTGTTTGAGCGGCGCTCATTTTTGCCCTATGTTCTTCTGATTTTGTTTTACCCTTTAAGGACTTGCTTAACTTTCTTTTAGATTCTTCTGAATGTTTTGAACCACCATCTAATCCATTTTCTTCAATGAGATTTGCCCATTCTTTAGATTCAACGATATTGTTATCTTTAGAAAACTTTAACGCAATCTCCTCAACTTTGTCTTCTGTATAATAACCTAATATTTCTGTGTCCACATGGTTGTCATGTTTCTTTAAATGTTTTCTCCAATACTTGCCAGATCCTTTATATTCGTAAGGATTGTTATTGGTCGTTTTTCCGAAATATTTGAGGCCGGTTTTTTGGTGGGTTTTGATGTATAGATAAATAGACATGCTGGTACTCTCCTTCGTTATGTTATAGTACTAGTCCCGGCAGAGGCTGCAACCTCGTGGTCGGGTTCTATCTCTATATATACAAACAAGATATGTTATTCATATATCTCTAGAGAGATATTGACAAGCGGATCACTCTATGATATAATAGCTATGTAACGATGATAAGAGGTATTATATTGTTCTTATTTTATGAATGCACATACAAGTTACATCCTTTGTCCAGACTGGAATGCATTCATTACGACACTCCTTTCTTTTACTTGTTATAGTGTTAGTCCCGGTGGATGCTCCAACATCGCGACCGGGACCTTTCACTTCTATTTATAAAAACTATGCATACATTTCCTTAGCAATGATGTAATCTTTTACAAGACCACTCCTTACGATATCGTTTGTATTGAAATCTACAAACTCAAAGTTTTTTATCTTTTGTAATATGGACATAAACTTCATAAGTCCGCTACTTCTTAAATCTGATTGTCGAAAATCACCAGCAATACAGATTTTAGTATTTTGGCCTATACGTGTTATGATTGTGTCTAACTCCTGGAAGGTCATGTTTTGAGATTCATCTACAATAACCACTGCATTGTCGATTGTCGTACCTCTTAAAAAAGATGTTGTCATAAACTCTAACTGATTTTTATCTTTCAATATTTTATATGCATCGCCGCGATCAGTAAGTTCTTGTATAATGTTTTGATAAGGAGCTTCGTATACTTTGGCTTTTTCCTTTTCATTACCTGGTAAGAAGCCTATGTCGCGTGAGGGTACAACTGAACGTATGTATATGAGTTTTTGTTTGGAATGATTTAGCACTTCTTGAAGAGCGAGTGCTGAGAGGATGAAGGTTTTGCCTGTACCAGCTACACCATGAAGAACACAGTGTTTATCTTTTGAGTAGGCCTCGAACGCGGCCTGCTGGTTTTTTGTTTTTGGTTGTATGTGTAAAAGTGAAAGTCCGTTCGATGGTGGTTTTCTTTTTTGTTTCTTATTTCTCCGTTTGTTCTTAAAGGTCTGTAGATCTACATAATCGTAATCTTCGTATACTAGCATCTTGTGCTCCTTTTTCTTTGGTACGGATTGTTACATAACGAAAGTTTATCCTCCTCTTTGTTTATATTGTTTGCGAATTTTTTTAATAACTTCTAAATGTTTCTTGGCTCTTTCATGTGACGATTGAGCCTTTTGTTTGTATTCTTTCTTTTTTATTTGACTCTTAGCATCCCTACTGCGAATACGACCAGCAGCACTGGCCGCATCTCTTTGGTCTTCAGATGCTTTCTCATATTCTTTAGAATGAGCAATGGCCACGATATCAGTATCGATAGACACTTCTGATAGTAACTCTTTGAAAGTTTTCACACGTTTGGTGATCCATTTCCTTTAAGTGATGAATGAGTATCACTTTGAGAGTTGAACTTCATTTGATGTGTTGCAATCTTTTTGCCCTTATGTTTAAACACAATAGTTGTTCCTTGCTTATGCATAGTCAAGTTTTCGTGATCGTTTAACATATGTTCATAATGTGCATGTGGGTTAACAATATGATGACCATGTTCATCGGCACCTTTTCTTTGTGCAGTTGCAGAGTTATTATGTGTAGTTACTCTCCAATGATGGTGACCTTTCTCTTGCATCGGTGTTTTATGTGATTGAAGCACATGAGTTCTGATGTGTTCTGCAATAGCATGAGTACCAGCATTTTCTAGATGATCGTGGACATGATCTGCTACTTTACGCAAAGCGGCCGTGTGTTGTTCTTTGATTTTTTCTTGTTCGTCTGGATGTAAAGATTTAACATATGCTTTGCGCTTATCTGCATTTGATTTTTTAAGTGCAGGATGTTGCTTTTCAAGACTTGCTCGATGTGCATCAACAATATGATGTGCGCCATACATAGCACCATTGCCTGGATTGGATACACCAATATGTTTACTATTGGTATCAGTTACCTTAAGACTTACGCCATGGTGAACTCTTCTTCCATTTTTATCTTTTGCATGAACTACGATATCAGAAGCATCTTGTTTTTGTGAAGCATGAATACCTGTTGATTTGTGCAAATCGCCTGGTTTCGAAGTCCAATGAACATCCTCTACTGAATGACCATGTGATTCAATGTGTTTTTTAATGTGTTCTGCTGCATGCTTTGCTCTTTTATTGGCATGCTTATATTCTTCAGGAGTCATTTCCTTTTTCAATCTATCATGCATTTTCTTTGGAGATTCACCTGTTTTGCCATCATGGTGTTCCATATGTCCACCCCTCAGATGCTTACCAACAAGGAGTTCATGCATAACACCTTTACGATTCGATGCAGCCGATTCAACAAGATATTGCTCATCAAGCCATTGAAAATCCTCTTCAAGCACAACTTCTTGTTTGATAGTTTGTTCATTCAAAAATAATTTAAACGATTTCATTTATCTTTTCCCCACAGACGATTTTAAGAAATTTAATCTACTAAACTCATTCCTATCAACAAGTTTAGATGGTTTATTATTATGAGAGGTAACGAAGCCCTCAGGTTTCGTTTTGACTCCAGCAACATGATGTTCAAATTCAGTATGCGAAGACATACTATCTACCATGGTATTCTTAGCTTGTTGTAAATGGTGATGAATGTCCAGTGCTCTTTTGAAATGATGTTTATTGGCATCCACATGGTCAGTATGAGTCTTGGCCATATCACGTTTCTGTTGTTTAGCCTTGTCCGTTTTTACCTTATCTTCCATCTTCTTGTGTTCAGATTTTAGGTGAGACTTATAACCCGCAACGGTAGGTTTTGTACTTTCTCTCACGGTCTTATTAATGTAAGTATTCAGATGTGTGTTGTGACTATGAGCGCTCACAGCCTCATCATGACCCTCTTCTTTATCATTAAAGTGTTTTGTAGCCTTCTTCATGTGGCTCATAAACTTCTTTTCATGGTCATCAGTATAACCAGGGTGCCTTTCACCCTGGTGTGATACATGAGGTGACACTACATGAACATCTGGGTGATGGTGTAAGTGTGAAGTGTCAGCATTGTAATGTGCTTCCATATGCTCAAGGCTGTGTCCCTTATACTCAGTATGTGGTACAACACCTATCTTGGACTTTGCAATGGCCTTACCATGCTTTGAGTTCTTAGGTGTAGAGTATGTAATCGTATTGGGTGTAAAAGAATATTTGCTCATGGTATTATGCCTTAATTAATGTTTTCATGAGTGTTCCTCTACGTCGCCATGTGGGTTTGATTTTGATTTAATTCCACTATGCATTAAATCTCCCTGATACACTTTACCTTTTGGTGTTACCTTTTTAAGGTGTTTTAATGCACCGTGAAGCTTCTGTGCCAGACCAGGTGCGTGACCGTGATTTCTTTCGATATCTTCGTGAGTGTGGTTTATCTTAGGGTTCTTATTAAAAACAGATTTAGAACCAACAAAGAACTTACCATTTTCAGGATGATGACCCCAAACGATTGACGGTGCACCATCGTACTTAGTTGTGAT